CAAGGGGAGTTTAAAACGATTACGGATAGGAAACTTTCGAGGTTAACGTGCGAGTTCTACGGGACTATAACGTCAGATAATCATTATCATTTCCCTTACTGTGATGAGCAGGGGAACATAGTAGCCTACAAGAAACGCCAGATAGACGAAAAGAAGTTTTCGATATCAGGTAACTGGCGGGACGGTAGACTGTTCGGTCAGCATTTGTTTTCCAAAGGTCAGAAGATGTTGACGATTTGCGAAGGCGAATTTGATGCGATGTCCGTCTGGTCTATGCTTGGCGGTGTCAGTACCTACCCTGTGGTCTCGGTGCGTAACGGGGCAGGGAGTGCGTTAAACGATTGTAAGAATGCCTTCGAGTTTATCGATAGCTTTGATACGATTGTTGTTTGTTTTGATATGGATCCTCAGGGGCGGGAAGCCTCACAACAGGTAGCTGAATTGTTCGGGTCTAAAGTCAAAGTGTTTAAGAGCAGTAAGGGACTGAAGGATGCGAGCGAATATTTACAACAAGGATGGGGAGAAGAGTTTGTCAAGGAATGGTGGAACTCTGAACGGTTTGTTCCTGACGGTATCGTGGACGGTAGCACTTTGTGGGATATAGTTAGTGCTCCGATGGAAGATAGCCTGATCAACTATCCGTACAAGGGGCTGAACGATTTAACCTACGGGATTAGACCTAACGAGATGGTGATTGTAGCTGCCGGTTCAGGTCTCGGTAAGTCACAGTTCATGCGGGAGTTCGTCTACCATATCCTGAACAACACCGAAGACAACATAGGACTACTATTCCTGGAAGAGACGGTGCGTACTACTGCTCGATCAATGATGTCATTACACGCCAACAAACTACTGCACCTACCTACCACTGAGGTATCGGACAAGGAACTGCGGGAGTCCTTCGATGCTACGTTAGGCACTGGTCGATTGTTTCTACTCGACAGTAACGGTGAGCTAGACAAGAATAAGATAGTTCAGCGGGTTAGATACATGGCTAAAGGTCTCGGAGCTAAGTACATCTTCCTTGACCATGTAAGTATCATAGTCGCAGGAGCGGAGCGAGGGTCAGAGCGGGAAGCACTGGAAGAGATCATGCGGGAGTTGCGTATCCTGGTAAAAGAAACTGGGATATGTCTGTTCGTTGTCTCGCACCTAAAGAGACCTGAAGGTAAGGGTCACGAGGAAGGAGCGTTAACCAGTCTGGCTCACCTTAAAGGGTCATCGGCTCAGGGTAACGTAGCGGATATCGTTATAGGTCTTGAGCGTAACGGTCAGCACGAGGACGAAGAAGAAAGACATACCACCCGCGTTCGTGTCCTGAAGAATAGATTCAGTGGTCTCACTGGTCCCGCCTGTCGGTTGTTGTACAATAAACAAACTGGTAGGATGATCGAAAGGTTTGACGAGGACGCTCTATGAAAAGACTAGCGATTGATATTGAGACTGATGATCTGGACGCTACGACTATCTGGTGTGCGGTCACTAAGGACATAGATACAGGGGAGGTTAAGGTATGGAAAGCAGCAAACGGCTTACGCCAATACATCGAGGATCAAGACCTGTTGATTGGTCACAACATAATCAGCTTCGACTTACCAGTGTTAAAGAAGCTGTGGAATTTGAATACGAACTCGAACCCATTACGAGATACGTTGATAATGTCAAGGCTACTAAACCCCGTCCTAGAAAAAGGACACTCTCTCGATTCATGGGGCGTGAGGCTAGGGCTAAAAAAAGGGGACTTCAGTGACTTCGATGGTGGCTTATCTGAAGACATGGTTGACTACTGCATACAAGACGTTGAGATTACTCATGCACTATTTACGCATCTTACTGATAGTCTACTGGACTGGGGTAAGTCAGTTGATCTTGAGCATGAGGTCGCTCTTGTCGTTAAAAAGCAAGAAGTAAATGGTTTTAAACTGGATGTACCGAAGTGTATGTCGATGCTTGCTAACTGGCAGCAAAGCCTTATGGACATTGAAGAAGAACTTCAGCAGGTCTTTCAGCCGATTACCACTGAGCGATATAGCGACAAGACAGGTAAGAGATTGAAGGACAAAGTAGAAGTATTCAACCCAGGTTCCCGCAAGCAAATAGCGGAGCGACTTATGGGTCTTGGATGGAAACCTAGAAAACACACAGAGAAAGGGTCGGTGATTGTCGATGAGAAAGTATTACAAACTGTTAGAATCCCTCAAGCTAAACCTATTCTACGATATCTACTACTTCAGAAACGGGTGGCTCAAGTTAAGTCGTGGGTTGAAAATGTATCTGAAAGGGGACGGGTACACTGTAAGGTCAGAACCAACGGAGCAATCACGGGAAGAATGACGCACAGTAAACCTAACCTAGCTCAAGTCCCGCGTGTCGGTAGTGAGTATGGTGAGGAGTGTAGATCAGTATGGACAGTAGAGGACGGTAATGTACTACTCGGTGCTGATGCTTCAGGCTTAGAACTCAGGATGCTTGCACACTATATGGATGACAAGAACTACACGAAAGAGATACTCGAAGGTGACATCCATACAGCTAACATGCAAGCAGCAGGATTGACTGACAGGGATCAAGCCAAGACGTTTATCTATGCGTTTCTCTATGGTGCGGGTCCCGCTAAGATCGGTCAGATTGTAGGTGGTGGCGAGCGAGAAGGCAGACGATTGATTGATAGCTTCTTAAAGAACACGCCAGCCTTGCAGAAGCTAAAGGACAAGGTTAGTCGGTTAGCTGAGAAGGAATGGTTACCTGGACTGGATGGTCGTAGGTTGATTGTTAGGTCACAACACGCTGCGCTGAATACATTACTGCAGGGTGCAGGTGCAATAGTTATGAAGCAAGCGTTAATTATGTTGAACAGAAAGTTAATTCATGCTAATATGGATGCTCGGTTTGTTGCCAATGTGCATGATGAATGGCAGATTGAAACGACTGAACAAGATGCAGAAACGGTTGGACACTTTGCGGTACAATCCATCCGTCAAGCAGGGATCCGTCTAAACTTACGTTGCCCTTTGGACGGGGAATTCAAAGTAGGACTAAATTGGGCAGCGACACATTAATTAAAGGAAATTAAATGAAACCAGTAAAAGTAAAAGGTCAGATATTTTGGTCACGACACAACGAGCCATATGATGATGGACGGTATGGTGTGGATATTGGTCAACTATCTGAACAGGCAGTAGCAAAGTTACAGGACGAAGCAATGATCGATGTCAAGCATAAAGACAAGCAGCAGTTTCATGTAACGTGTAAGAGTAACTATCCGATTAAGATGGTTGACTCTGAAGGTAACGAGATTACAGGTAAGATTGGTAACGGCTCTGATTGTGTCGCTATCATTGATCCTTATACCTACAACTACAAAGGTAAGAAGGGCGTGTCAGCAGGGATTAGGGGAACAGTAGTCGTAACGAACCTGATTCACTACGATGCACCTTCAGCTAGTGACCCAGAACTGGACGCACTAGAAGCAGTATAATGGGTAGACCGTCTCTCAATAATGCAACTGCACTGATAGACGGTGATATCCTAGTGTACCGAATTGGTTTTGCTAGTGACGATGATGATGAGAAGTTTGCTATTAGTCGGATGGGTAACTATGTTACTAATCTTTTACGCTTCGATTACGTAGATGACTTCTCTGGTTACGTCACCGGCAAGACCAACTTCCGGTACAAGATAGCTAACGAGAAAGAGTACAAAGGGAATCGTAGTGGCGCTAGAAAGCCTAACCACTATGAAGCTCTGCGTCAGTACCTCATTGAACGATGGGGATTCGAGTTAAGCGAAGGTGAAGAAGCGGATGATGCAATTGGTATTGCTGCCTACACTATGAAGGCAGGAGCCTTTTGCATCATGTCGTTAGATAAAGACCTTGATATGTTGCGGGGATGGCACTACAACTTTGTCAAGGACAATCTTTATTACATTACTGAGAAGGAAGCCATCAAACATTTTTATCTTCAGATACTGACCGGTGATCGAGTGGACAACATTCCTGGACTGCAGGGTATAGGTCCCGTGAAAGCCGAGAAGATACTGAAGGACTGTAAAAACGAGAGACAATTATTCGCTGCGGTTTTAGAAGCGTATGAGGATAACCTTGAGTTACTAACTGAAAGAGCGCAATTACTATGGATACGGAGAAAAGCTGGAGAGATCTGGATACCGAAGATTTCCCAGAGATAGCATATATTGAATGGTTGGATGCTGTATCAGAATCTGGATGGGAAACCATCGAGAAAGCTGAAGCACATCCTGTATTGAGTATAGGTTTCGTAGTAGCGGAAGATGATAACGCTATATGTATTGCTGCTGCTATATCCTACGATCAGTCTAACTCAAGAATGCAGATACCTAAAGGCATGATTACTAAAGTGAAGCGGGTTAGATTGAATAGGTTCTTAGACATAAGGAGAAAACAATCAAAACCCAAAGTGCAAAAGCCAAAGGAAGAAAACTCCAGCAATGGTTCAGAGACAGGATTCTGGACAGGTTCGACTTTTCCAGGTCCGATGTAAGATCAACCAGTATGGGAGCAGGAGGGGAAGACATACTGTTTTCTCAAGAAGCTGGAGATACATTAGGCATATCAGTAGAGTGCAAGTCAAGAAGTTCTCTCGCTGTATATGCCTTTTATTCCCAAGCTGCTGACAACTGTCCAGAAGATAGAGAGCCTGTTGTTATTGTTAAACAGAACCACTCTAAACCACTGGCTGTTATCGATGCAGAATACTTCATACGACTGCTAAAGGAGAAACATGAGACACTTAGTCATTCCTGATACCCAATGCAAACCTGGAAATCCTACTGAGCATTTAGAGTGGGTCGGGAAATACGCAGCAGAAAAGAAACCTGATGTTATTGTCCATCTCGGAGACCATTGGGATATGCCGAGCCTTAGTGTTTACGATGTCGGTAAGAAAGCATTCGAGGGACGGACGTACCAGTCTGATATCACTGCCGGAAACCTGGCGATGAGCAGATTGATGAAACCAATTGTCAATGAAATCAATAGGTTAAAGAGAAACAGAAAGAAAACATGGAACCCTAAATTAGTTTTCTTAATAGGTAACCATGAACAACGGATTGAAAGAGCCATCGAGTCTGATAGGAAACTAGAAGGTTTGATAGGTTATGATGACTTCAATCTCAAACAGTATGGTTGGGAAGTGCAAGACTTTTTGGATGTAAAAATAATAAATAACATTGCATATAGTCACTACTTTACATCCGGTGTTATGGGTAGACCAGTTAGTAATCCTAGTTTATTATTACAGAAGAAGCATATGAGTTGTATTATGGGACACGTTCAAGACCGAGCTATATCATTTAGTAAACGGGCTGACGGTTCTAGCATTACAGGAATCTTTGCTGGTATCTGTTACCAACATGACGAGGACTACTTAACTCCGCAGACTAACGGTAGCTGGTCAGGAGTTTGGATGTTAAACGAAGTCAACAATGGTAGCTTTGATGAGATGCCGATCAGTTTAAATTATCTAAGGAAGAAATATGCAAGTAGAAAAAGTACTAGATGAAAGAGCAAAGACTTACGGGCAGTATCACATGGTCAGTAAGATTAGCCAAGAACTAAAACAAGTCATGAAGTATTCGCCTAACTATCCTCTTATGCCTGACTATATGAAGGAATCGTTAGACCTGATTGCCAACAAGTTAGCTAGAATACTAAATGGTGATCCGTTGTATGATGACTCATGGCGGGATATCTCTGGGTATTGTACTCTGGTACTGATGGAGATAGAAGATATGGAGAATCGAGTTGAACCTGACGCTTGTTGAATTAAAAGAAAAGCTCATGCAGTTCGATGAGTTAGATCTAATAGAACTATTAGACCTGACATCGGAAGATATACTTGATCGCTTTGAAGATGTTGTTGAAGATAAATATGAAATGTTACGAAAGGAAATTTAGTGGATTTTTACCAAGAATATATTGCTAAGAGCAGGTACTGTAGATTCATACAGGATGAAGGACGTAGAGAGAACTGGTATGAAACAGTAGATAGATACATGGACTTTATGAAGAATAATCTGGAGTCTAAACATAACTACATATTGCCTGTTGAGACGGACTCAGAGCTTCGTGAAGCGATTAAAAATTTAGAAGTAGTGCCGTCTATGCGCTCTGTTATGTCAGCCGGTAAAGCTCTTGATAGGGACAATACGGCAGGGTACAACTGCAGCTATTTACCTGTTGATGATCCTAAAGCATTCGATGAAGCAATGTACATCCTGTTGTGTGGTACTGGTGTAGGCTTTAGTGTTGAACATAAGTACGTTGACAAGCTACCTGAGATACCAGAGAAACTATTTAAATCAGATACGACTATCGTTGTTGCTGACAGTAAAGAAGGTTGGGCTAAGGCGTTACGTCAAGTCATAGCACTACTGTATTCCGGTGAGATACCTAAGTGGGACTTACGAAAAGTTAGACCAGCAGGAGCTAGACTCAAGACCTTTGGTGGTAGAGCTAGTGGACCAGCGCCACTCAACGAGCTAATTGAATTTGTGATTAAGAAGTTTCAGGCTGCAGCAGGACGTAAACTAAACACACTAGAGTGCCACGACATCATGTGTAAGGTAGCTGAGGTTGTAGTAGTAGGTGGTGTTAGACGTTCAGCTATGATCTCACTGTCTGATCTAGAAGATGACAAGATGCGTCATGCTAAGACAGGACAATGGTGGGAAGCTAATCCTCAACGTGCGTTAGCTAATAACTCTGCCGTGTACGCTACTAAGCCTGACGTTGGACAGTTCATGAACGAGTGGACCAGCTTGTATCACAGTCATTCAGGTGAGCGAGGTATCTTCAATCGAGAAGCTGCTGTCAACCAGGCTAAGAAGAATGGACGTAGAGATATAAACCATGAGTT